TGCCGTTAAGTCTTAACCATACTTGAGCATTATGGATTTGGGTATCTGTATTTACAAATTGTGCCGAAAACTGAAGATTGTAAGCGCCTGCATAAGCAAAGGTAATTCTATTGCTAGATACTATACTGACACCATTACTATCCGCATCGGTGCTGTTAAGTGTTATTAAATAAGCTACAGTTGTACTGGCTGCAGTTTGATTAGTTGTATCCCAGAACGATCCCCAATAGCCTGTTGTACCAATACCAGTTGCTACAGTTGCCCAAGTAGGGACTGTTGAGCCATTAGATGTTAAAACCTGACCTGCTGATCCTGCTGCGGTAAATGCGTATTGAGTTCCATTACCGACAGCTACTGCACCTGCTGTGGGTGTAGCTGTGCCATTTGTACCGCCATTGGCAATAGGTAACGTTCCAGTAAAAGTAATATCGGGTGTTGTTCCACCGCTAGAAGCAATATTTCCACTTCCAGTAACAGCAGTAACTGTACCACCTGATCCTGTAGCACTTAACGTTCCAGCTACAAATGTAACTCCACTTCCAATTGTTACGTTACTAAATCCCCCAGTACCATCACCATATAATATTGATGTTCCTGACGTTGCTGGTGCTTTACTATTAAAAGTATTCCAATCGATCGAAGATAAATAGCCATTTGTACTAACATCAGATTGACTGATGCTAATAGCTGGAGTAGTTCCGCCAGACGATGCAATAGGCGCTGTTCCTGTTACAGCAGTAACCGTTCCGCCTGATCCCGTAGCTGATAAAACACCACCTGCAAAAGTAACACCTGAACCGATAGAAACGGAACTAAAACCGCCAAAGCCATTACCATATAAAATAGCTGATCCTGAAGTTGCAGGAGCAAAATCAACGCCTGCTACAGCGTTATTAAATCCACCAGAACCATTACCTTTTAAAATACTGGTTCCAGTCGTAGAAGGCGCGTAAGTAACCCAAATGACACCGTTCCAATAAATCATTTGATCTATTGTCGTATCAAAATAAGGATACCCTATGTAAAGATTTTGAGTTGGTCTACCTGATGTAGGGCCACTAGCTACAACTGATTGTAAAATAGGTTGTAATTGACTAAACCATTGCGCCCAAGGCGTTTGCACTCGGTCATTAGCGTCAACTAAAGTAGACTGAAATGGAGGTTGAGAAATAGCCATTATTTAGCTGCCTGCGTCGCGTAAGCAGCAGCACCAATCAATACGGTTTTGATTGGATCAGTTATTCTAAATTTAAAAACATAGTTTCGCGAAACACCTAATCTTCGCCATTCAGCACGGCTTAAGAAATTACCTTGCGCTCCGCAGGTTGCCCACATTTCATCACCCCAAGTATAGCCGCCATCTCGGCTAACTTGTAGCATGACTTGAGGATTTTGACCTTGACCATCATTAAGCCCTCCACCCTGCTCCATATCTAATCGCAAACGATAAATATGAAGTTTATTAAACGATGTGTTTACAAAGAAATGAGGCGTAATTAATTCTCTTGCAATCAGATCACCATTATCTGTGTAAGATGCAGGATCAAGAATATACAAATTACCATTACGGTAATCAGAAGTTATTACATGGAAGTCAAATTGACAGCCAAAATTAGCATAATGTCTTGTGGTAGCACCAGATAATAAGGTACTCCAAACTTGTGAAGTTGCATCATATAACCAAGTAACTCCTTGTTGTTGAAAACTTATCTGATAAAATTCATGCCCATTTTGACGATAGCTGAAAGCAATAGCATCGCTTGGATTTACATATTCATTAAATAAGAAATCTAAATCAGGTGTAGATACAGTAACAGGTCGATAATTTTGAATTGTTACGACTGATAAACCGCCTCGTCTAGCCCTTCCTAAATAGATTAGTTCACCATTACATCGAGCAATACTCCATCTAGCTGCTACGCCCATATCAGTTGGCGATCCTGGTATTCTTAATAATGGAAATGGGTATGAACCAATATCTTGCCAGTATTCTTGCGAAATAAAACCTAATAAAACTAAACAACTATTATCTACGGCAACAGCTTCTAAAGTATCGGTATAAGCTTCTTTACTGGCGAATGATAAAGCGTTCCAAGTAAAACCATCATATAGCTGAGATAAATAGAATTGACGTGTATTAGGCGCATTAACGATAAAATACCCATCTAAAAAAGTTACAGTGTTGCCGCCAGGGAAACCAGCTGCTGTAATGGCCCTAAAGTTATTTATTACCTCTAACCCCCCTGCGCCAGCAGGAGTAGTATTAGGTACGGTAAATGTCCATTCATTAGCTAATGTACAAGTTCCTGTGCCTGGTGTAGTTCCAGTAGCCGCAAAAGAAGTACCAACTTCATTATTCTGAGCACCAACTAATTGAAAATCAGATGTTCCAATACTATTGATAACGTATTGAGTGCCAACAACTAATGCTGTAGCAGAAGTTAATGGAAAATTGACTGTATATTCTCCTGATGGCACTGGCCCTGCGGTTTTTAAAATATCAACATTGTCATTTGTATGTCGATTAGTTGCATTTTCAGTTACTGCAACAATACCATTTTGTAAATATGTAAGAAGCCCTGAAGAACTATTATTGATGACTACTCCTGTACCAACAGGGGTTGTATAAACTGTTCCTGTGCCTGTTCCTGCCCCAGATGCAGTAAATATAGTTCCTACAGTGTTAGATGCTGCGCCATAAAGTGTAAAATCTGTAGTGCCTAAAGTTAAAATTTGATAACTTGTACCATTCACTAAAGCAGTTGCATTAACGACAGATAATGACGCTGTAAATTCTAATCCTACAGTGTTAGATGCTGCGCCATAAAGGGTAAAATCTGAAGACCCTATAATTAAGATTATATATTTTTGTCCATTTACTAAAGCAGTTGCTGGAACATTAACATCAATAGTTGCTGGAACCGCTGTGCCTGTGCCAGTTGCGGCTTTAGTAGCAGTAAAAACAGCGCCTAATACGTTAGCGGCTGCGCCTGCAATAGTAAAATCAGATGTACCTAATGTTAAAACAACATATTTTGATCCTGCTACTAATGCAGTGGCTAGGATTGGGGTTTGTAATGAAGGTAAAACAACAGTAAAAGTCCAACTGCCTTGTGTAGCTGTGGCAATTGTATAGGCTCCTGAAAGCACATCGCCACCATCAGTAGTGATGGTAGCCGTATCGCCAGCAATGCCCGCATTAACGTACCCTGTTACAGTGATAGTTAATCCTGTACGGCTATAAACATTTGAAACTGAATTAGCAGGATAGGTATAGCTTAATTGAAGTGTTTTAGGCTCGTAAATATATCCGTTTTCACCATCAACAATTATAACCTGTTGAGCATTATCAGAAATAGATACTGTGCCTTCAGCGGTTGAAAGCGTTCCTCTTTCAGTAACTGCGCCATCTTTATCAATCTCTAATAGCTTATTAGCATTTACTGAGTAAAGTAAATTTAAAGATTGTAGCCACCATAAACCGCGTGAAGGATTATTACCCGCATTAGCGAATAAAGTTAATCCTGGTGTTGGGTATGCAGCTAAATTTGTTTTATCTTTTTCAGGTTTAACTTCAAGAAAAAGATTCTGTCTTTTTTGAGCAGAAACAGCTTTAGACCGTCCAGCTATGCCAGCCCCTAATATAGGAAGAACAATGGCTTCTGGCATTATCGTCCGTATCCATCGCTATAAATATTGTATCTCATTTGGCTGGTACTCATAAGCGCTACATCCGTACTAAGGGTAGGAGTTCGTTGATTAATTCTTTTAATGCGTTTAATGGCATTTTGAGCTAAAGCAACAGAAGTTTGTCTAATATCAAATTGGTATTCTTCAGCTATACGGATTGCTAAATTAAATACTATCGCTTCCCAATAGCCTGGAGGAAGGCTAATGTAAGCAGTAGGATCATTAACCACCGTAAAAGGTTTCCATGATGTCAAAGTAATTGTTTCATTACTTGATGAACATATTGGATAAATATAGACGTTTCCAATAGGGAATCCCCTATCATAAAATAAATAGCCAGGAAAATTAGTTTGTAAACTTTTAAGTCTTACAGCGTTGTAATCATCCCATTCCATAATCTGCATAGGATAATCAACAGGTATGCTGCCTGTATAGATAGTAAAATAAGCATCAATAATTCGGCTAGGCCTAATAGTATTCCAAGTAGCTCCAAGTCCTATAGTGTAAGGGTTAGTACCAGAGGATAAAGGAAATGTTTCTCTAGTGATCTGATATAGCATTAACTCGTCAGCAGACCACGAATCTAACATGCGATTAAGCGATTCTATGCCATCTTTAAGCTCATTTGCGGTTAAATCAGTATCTACAGATGATACTTGAATTAACCGCATTGCAGCGCGTACTAAATCATTTGCTGTATAAAGCTGACCAACATTGCTGACCATCGATACAGCAACAGTGTAAGGGGTTATGTAAGCCCAAACATTAGGTTGATTGCTCCAAAATACTGATAAATTACCCCAGATTGGTGCAGGGAGAGTCCAAATATCATTAATGAAAACCGTTGATATGAGATTTCCACCTATCAACTGAATGTCGTAATCTTGAACGCCATCAGCTACCCAAAAAGATATATTATAACCGCTAGATATTACGATAGGGTTAGCTATAGGAGTAGTCATCGCCTGATCTTCAAAGATCGCTACCGCAGAGGAGGTGTTCGCATAGAACACTCCAGCGGAAATCAAACCTAATTGCCCCCCTAATTGAGGGACTAAATCAAGCGTAAAATATCTAGCCATAATATTCTCTATTAAAATTTATCTAGCAATCTACAGCATCAGAAAACTCAGGTAGAGTTTTAAGATATTCATATCCTTGAGCAATCACATTTTTTCCGTCTAAATCTTGAGTAAAAGAAAAACCTTTTCTGGTTAGTTCAATCTTCTCAGGTAGTTGATATATCCCAACATTTAAAGTAATAGTGTTTTTATCACCAAAAATTGAATCTATTTTGATATATGCATCTTTAATTATCACATCTTGATTAAATGCTGATAATGTTAAGTCTTTAGATAAAGCCATTTTATTTCCTTATTAAGTTGTTTGATACGTGCCAGAAACAGATATAACTGCACCGTCAGCTCCGGGATAAGTTGAATCATATAACGTTACCCGACATGCAGTTCCACCGCCTCCATATCCAAGCAGCATGTTTCCAGTTACACCACTTTCCCTTCCAGCAAATCGGCCGTCATTACTACCCATTGTTTTAGGCAATGTAACGTTGATAAACCCTGCTCCAGTACCGTTGGTTGTTATGGGGCAATTAAATTCAAAAAATACTGTTCTGCCAATAAGTTTAAAACTACCTGTACAAGTACCTATTGTTGTAATAGTTCCTACACTAGACGTCATGACAGGCGTGTACGCTGTCCATCCTTGTGTTTCATAATATCCGCTGGTTGATTGCACATAAATGTCACCCGTTACATTGTTAGAAAAATTATTTCCGGATAATAAATTTCCAACAACTCCAGCAGTCTGTTCATAATACCCATATTTCTGAGTCCCTGAGCCTAAGTCACAACATGTATTGCCTATAAATGAATTGAAACTTCCATATGTCGCTGACAAACGATATTGAGATATGCCCGTTTCATATCCAGTTACTCCACAAGCTCCATTGTCGTTGCAAGAGTTATTCGACACAATGTTTTTATAGCCAAACATGGCGATACCAACACCATTATTTTGTTCACAAATATTTCCAGAAATTATATTTTCATTTCCGCTTACTTCCATTCCACAGCAATAAGTTCCATCTGTATCTATACCTGCTGAATTTGAAAAGTTATTATTGCGAACAATATATTTACCTTGTGTAGTGCTGGTTAAATCCGCGCCTAAGCCAAGCCCTCCCCCGTAGGTTGAGCCAGTTACAATATTATTTTCAATAGTAATTGACACGCCCCGAACTATAAATCCTGCGTATTGCGAGAAGTTATTATTAATCATTCCATATCTACTATTACTTAAAGCAGATGAAACAATAATAGAACAGTTAAATGAATTTATGGTTGTCGTCTTAGTAAAATTATTATTACTGATATTAAAGTATAATGATGACTCAATAGCGACGCCACCATATGTCCATCGTTTTATAGCGTTATTAATAAAAGTAAAATAATTAGTTTGCGATGCAATTATTACAGACCTAACTGCTGACAAAGACGCATTATCTTGTTGGTCAAAAGTTATACCTTCTATCCAAACATTTGTGCAAGATTGAAAAGCTAGGGGAGAGTTTGTAAAATTAGCAGATGGGTCGCATATTATTGTTGTAGCTCCGGTTCCACCCCCAATTAATCTTACATTTGATAAAGCACTTTTATAAATTGCAGAACTAATTAAATAAGTTCCAGCTGGAAAATGAACGGTTCTATTTGATGTTATAGCTAAAGATATAGCCGCTGTATCATCCGTAACACCATCACCTGTAGCGCCAAAGTCTTTAACACTTATAAAATCGCCAAAGCCGTCGCTGATTAATCTTGGTAATGCACCAGTTATGGTAGTGCCATCTTCAGATGCTTGAAAAGTGCTTGATGTAGTAACAGATGCACCAGCAGAACTTAAACTTAAGCCAGTAACATTTCCATTGCCATCTTGAACTTGTTGAAGTGTTGAAGTTATGCCGCCAGGAACCTGCAATAAGCCTGGAAAGGATAAATTTTGTTGCTGATTCGCTAGGCTAGACATTTACTATTCCTCAAATTTGGTCGATCTAACACGTTTTACGGGGGTTTCTTTACCCTTATTGTCCCATTCTTGGGAAGTTAGCCATCCATCCTTGGATAAAGCTTTATATTCTTGCTCATCAATGGCAATTGTTGAATTGTCATATGAGTCTTTGTGCATCGAGCATGGATATTCGATTGCCATAATTCACCTAAAAAAGGAAAAAGGTGGAGGACTTTATCCCTCCACCTTCAACTTACTATGGGTTATTAGCTGCAATTGCACCGTAGTTACTTGGTGATGCTGTCATAAAGTCAGTAGCAACAGGGTAAGAACGAACAATTTGAACTAAATATGTATCAGCCGCTGGAGTTTTACTTGCAGCAGTTGGGTTTACATAAGTGATACTGATAGTATTAGCAGCTTTTACTCTTGCGCCAGCAATAGCAACGCCAGCAGTTTGAGCTGCTGTAGTTGATACTGATACAAAATCACCTACAGCAACGCCAGTAAGAGTAAAATCTTGCTCAGCGGTGGTAATTGTTGCAACAGCAGCAGGAGTTACTGCTAAAGATACAATAGATGTAGCGCGGATTGGTGCGACTGCAACTATATTAGGGCCTGGATTACTCATATTAAAATACTCCTATTAACCAGTGATACGGCAAGCCAGCTCAGGATAAACTGTGCTGAAACCATAAAGAACATCAAGACGAGTTGGCAATTGGTCAGAGTTAATATCGTATTGGCGAACCAAACGAATTGACAAACCATCAGCAGAAGCACGTCCAGCCATATCAACACCTTGAGGCAATAATAGGTCAGCAGTACCAAGAGCAAACGCATCGCGATGGAACGCAATAGCGTTGGCGTAGCTTGCACCAGCAGAACCTGAAATTACAGTAGCGTTGCCAGAAGCAATAGTACCAGTGGTGCTAGTTACGTTTTGGAATTGACCGCTAAATACAGGTGTTGGAAATACTTGAACTGTTTGTGAAGAACCAGTACCAGTAGTCAACGCAGTTACTACGAAGTTTCGTAATGTACCAGTTGATTGACGGTTTTGTGGGTTCACAGCGTAAACGCCAGGTATTGTGAAAACAGTACCTTGAGTTAAAGTTTTACCATTAGTAATAGTAGCAGTTAAACCAAAAGTAGTTGCAGCGTTAGTTTGAACAGAACCGCCAGCTTGTGCAGCTACAGCGATAGTGTCAGTGCCAACGATGAAAGATCCAGAAGTAAAGTTACCTACGTTTTGATCCATTGCAAAGTTAAAGCCTAAAGTGCTGTCGCCCATTGCGCCTTTCTTGAATATTTCAGAAATAACACCTTGTGGGTTGAACAAGTTAGTCAAACCAGAAACGATACCAACATCAATAGTAGGATCAACAATAATGCTTCTTAATTCATCAACAGGAGCAGCTTCTTGGTTCAACCTAGCACGAGCAGCTAAGATTGTGTTCAAAGATTGAGCTTGAGTTGGTGAGTTAGATAACACGCCAGGAGTACCGACCATGTTATATACGTTTAAGAATTGTTGTAGACCGTCATAGTCGATTTTGTTAGCAACCGCAGCAATAGCAGGTTTAATAAAACGATCTGAAAAGTCAGAAATGTTTAAGCTCAAATCTTGAGTTGTAAACGCCATATCAACACCGAACTGGGTGTTCAGAGTCAATGGAACGTAAGTTTCAACAGAAGATTCAACTTGAAGTGCAGGGCCAGTTCTACCAACATAACGAGGAGGTTTTCTCAAGTTAATAGTAGTACCGATTTTTGCGCCTTCGATGG